ACCCCTTGCAATGTCGGGCCAATGGCCCTATATTAGATGCATAGGGCAATCAAGCCCATCTTAGGAGAGACACAATGACAATCGTAACTCAAGAAACCATCGCCGCAACAAAAGCAGCACGGGTAGCCTACTTTGACGGGCTGCAAGAGAACCCACTGACCTATGATGATTATACAACTGAAGCTATTGCGCCATCAGCTATGAAGATTGGCGACCACATGATGCAATGGGGATGTGTTTACGAAGTTACCGAAATCAAAGTATTTGAAAAAGATGACCCTGACTATCCAGTTTATGTAGCCATTGGCACATATGTCGGCGGTGATTTGGGGATATATAAATACTTTTTACAAGATGCCCAAAACGGTTGCACTCGCAGCCACTTCACCAGCCAGCAAGGCAATGCACGGGCATGTTGGACTAAAGTAACCCTTAAATAACCAACGGGGGGCTTCGGCCCCTCATCCAACGATCTAGAAAGGATCAAAAAATGAAACTCTACACCAACGCAAAAGGCCAGTGGGTCGGAACGCAAGCCGAAGCCAAAACAATTGGCGCGGAGCAGACTGAAGTTCCCACCGACAAGCCCAGCCTGCTGGCGTGGCTCAACAACAGGACAGAGGCGGCAAATGCCCTTGGCCTGCCAGTGGAGCCAGTGCCAGCCCCAGTGGTCACTGAGAGGGTGACAGGCCACCCACAGGGCCGACCACACCCTTGGGTGACCATCCGTGAGTGCGCTGAGAAAGCGGCTCTGAAAGACCTCTCTGTGGCTCTGGCCGTTTACATGAACAGGGTCGATGAGGCGCTGGACGAGTAAAAATATTAATTAAATGTATCTGGGGGTATTGTATTCCCAGATATACTTCCTATATGTATTGTGTAACAGAGAAACAGAGGAAAGACACAATGATTAACACAGCTTTTCAAAACGCACTTGACGCCAGCAGCAAATACATTGGCCGCACTGGCACAACCCATTGCATAGCACAATTTCGCGCCAGCTTAGAAAATCAGTTAGGAAAAGATTTTGACCTTGAGCCAATTCGGATTTTAATCAGAAAACGTGGATCAGACATTATCTGGGATTAATCAACGGGGCTTCGGCCCCACCCACCATTCAATGGAGACAAAAAATGAAAATCACTAAAGCAGCCATCCAAGCCTTAGCCACCCAATCGGTCAAAGATCAGTATGCTCTTGAAACCGATAAGGTCATCTATCTGGAAACCGTTATTGATGATGGTGGGTTTGACATCAGCCTGACTGACAATTGGCAGAAATGGGATCGCTGTATCGAATGGCTTGAAGATAAAATGCCAGTCTAAATCAAAACGGGGCCATAGCGCCCCATCCACCATCCAATGGAGATCATCCAATGCTTCCAAGAACTGCCCAGTCCCACACCCCGCTCCGCGCCAGCAAGAGCCTCCGTACATGGTGCGGCCCCTACGCCGTTGCTGTTTTTTTGCGTCAGCACTATGACGCCGCCTATGACGCCTGCCTGCAATTTACATATCGCGGCAAGATCACGGGCATGAGCAACAGCCTGATGAGAGTGGTTATGGGTGCCAATGGCATTCAGATGACGTTTCACTACAAGCGCGAGATCGGATCGTATGCCAGAGACAATGCTACGCTGGCGGCTTGGCTCAAGACCCGTGACCGCAAGAAGACCTATCTGGTCAACATCACGGGCCACTACATTGTGGTGTCGGGCGACAAGACCATCGACAACCAGTCTGGCGAGTGGCACAGCGTCCGTAAATCCAAGCACCGCCGCAAGCGCGTGGCCTACGCTTGGGAAATAAAAGCACCCCATTGATAAATTATTTAACGATACCCCTTGATATATCTTGGGGTATCACTATATGTATTAGGTAAGATCAAAAATTCAAAAATCAGGAGACAGAAAATGAAAGTATTCAATTTTACAGACGGCGTTAAGGGTGAACTTTTGGGAGACATCAAAGTTGCCAACGCACATTCTGGGGGCCATGTTGAAAAAAATGGCGTCAACTATAAAGTTGAGTTGGCAAACCCTGCAAACGTAGAGCCTGTTGCTGGTGGAAAATCTGGTGCTGAATGGACATGGCACCACGCTGTAGAGCATCGTGTCGATGGAGAAACTAAAGACATCACCGCCGAAGATTTTGGCGTTGGCGCAATCTGTTTCTGCACAGGCGAATGGTATTTCACTTGGCATGAAGGTCACCCAGAAGCTGAAGCCGTTTGGGTTTGGACGGTGATCGGCACAAACGATTGGAACCGCGAAGCCTGCAAGTCAGGCATTCTCAAAGCCACCAAAGTTTAACCCAACGGGGGCTTCGGCCCCCACCAACTAAGGAGAGAAAATATGACCAGCAAAATCTTTAAATTTGGGCGGCACACGTTATCGCTTATCCACTCACCCTCTTCCAAATTGTTTGCAATCAAATCCAGCAAAAACTCTTACGGCGATAGAGTAGTGGCATTACATTTAGGCAAAGTCGGGGGGTGGTATTGTTATCGCCCCTGCGCCTAACCCAACAGGGGGCCATCGCGCCCCCACCAACCAAGGAGAGAAAAATGGCACGTAGCTTTAAAATATTTGGAATTAAAGATGGTGGCTCAGAGGAGTGGGTCGATACTGTCAGCAGCCCCAAAGCAGGAAAAGCCGCACATGAGGCAATGAAGACGCAAGGCTACTTTGATTACATCCGTTGCCGCGATTGCTTGGGCGGCTTGCGGTTTGAATACAATTTAAAAACAGGAAGGAAGACAGCATGACTATCCCCTGCCCAGAGTGCGACCACACCGATTATCACGGCAAGGTCGAAAAGGAAGTCCACCAGCGTTTTGGTGGAACGCTGGAGCCTGTTGGAGAATGGGTCGATTGCGATTACTGTGATGGCAGTGGCGAAGTGGAGGAGGAAGACGATGGGTGATAAAACAGTAGTTGAATTTCCATCTCTGTCCGATTTGGATCGGCAGTTTGAGGAGCTTGAAAGGCAGCGTGAATTGATCAGGGAGCAGGCGCGACAGCTTGCTGCTGTTCACAAGCCCAAATAGCCGCTATAATGCCCCTATTCCATTTAGGGGGTGATGACCCATGATCGATCCAATCACAGCATTTGCTGCCGCTAATGCGGCCTTTAAGGGTGTTAAATTGCTGGTCGGCGCTGGCCGTGAGATACAGGACGTTAGCCAGCAGCTTGGCGCGTGGTACGGCGCAGTGGCTGATATTACTCGCGCCGAATCACAGCGCAAAAATCCGACATGGCTGGATAAAAAGACTTTAGGCTCTGACAACATAGAGCAAGAAGCTATGGACATCGTAATTCGCAAAAAAACTTTGGCTGAAAAGGAAAAAGAGATTAAGTTCATGTTGGATTATCGTTTCGGATTAGGTACTTACGACGAGATGCTTGGCATGAGACGCAAGATCAGGGCCGACAGGGAGCGCACGGTATATGCCGCAATGGAGAGCAAGCGCCAAATGGCAAACAATCTTGCAATCACGGGATTGGCTCTGGGCATTGTGGCCGTGCTGGGCGGTGGCCTTTATCTGATTGCGCTTGCCCTATGATTAAAGTTTTATTGATGTCTGTAACGCTGGCTGGTGTTGCCAATCCCACGCACGTACCGTGCAGTTTGTGGAAGCGGATTACTGACAAAAACACTGGTCAGAAAATTTGCGTCTATCGCTTCTCAGCGGGATTTGGGGGGCTTGGATATCACTATCCAACGCTGTCGTTTTCCGAATGCCCCCGTGTTTTTCAGTGCGTCTATGAGAAGAAAGACAAGCGCCCCACGCTAAGTGAGATATTGGATGGGTTGAGGGACGGCTTCTGAGCTACTGAGCGGCCTGTCTGACTTTTTCAGCTATCTCTGGGGGCAAACTTTTAAGTATGGCCTGCGCCGTGGGAGATTCGTCAACCGTCATTGTTTCTACAATTTCTGGCCTAGTAGCTGATTGAAAAGTTCCAGAAAGCAGAGGGGCGTTTGCTCTTCGTAAATATGACCGTGTCGCCTCAAGTGCTGCGCTTCTGTTTGCGCCCTCCTCCAATCCAAGGGCAAGCTCTCTACCAACAAATGGAAGTTTATTAATTGCATTCATCAAACCTGATCTGACCATTGCATTCACCCCTGTGTACG